ATGATCATTATCTTGGTCATGCAAGCCGTGTTTACGCTGCCTCTCTCGTAACTCGGTAACCCGGCGGTCGGTCTCGCACACCGGCTGCCGGGTGCTTCAAAGAGTATCCCGTAAGGCTTTCTGCGTCAAATTGTCCACTTCAGTGGCCTGCGCCGGCAGGTCCGTTGACTTCGAGCCCCTTATTTCCCGCACTTTTTCAGCAACCCAAACGAGCTCGTTGTACGCAATCTTGATGAAACCCGATTTTGGATTTGACTCATCCCATTCCTGACACTTTTGTTTTTTGGCAGGGTTATCCAGCCCAAGCGTTTTCTCGAATTCAGCTCGCTGCGCGCCCCAGATCTCGACAGCACGCTTGCGAACTGCCACCGCGAAAAGCAATTCCTGATAGTCCATTTCGGCTCCCTTGTAGTTTTTTGGAAACTCGACGGTAGCGTAAACCGATCACCGCCGCACGTCCTTGTCGTGCGACCCAACCAGCATTTAGCAAACCGAGGAAGCAACAAACTTTCACTCCGGACAGCAATAGGTTTAGACTATCGCGAATTGCACAAATGAAAGGCAACCGCTATGAGCCGACCGACCAAAGACGCGCGCTTGGCCGCCAAACACGCCTTCTTCCGGAAGGATTTCGACGCCATCCAGACCGCCCAGCGCGACGTGCGAATTCAGTGCCTCCGCGATCGCCGCTTCTACTCGATCCCCGGGGCACAGTGGGAAGGTCCAGTAGGGGAGCAGTTCGAGAACAAGCCGCGATTCGAGTTCAACAAGACCCACCTTGCCGTGCTGCGGATCATCAACGAGTACCGCAACAACCGCATCACCGTCGATTTCGTGCCGAAGGATGGCAGCGAGGCAGACGAGCTGGCGGACACCTGCGACGGCCTGTTCCGTGCTGACGAGCAGGACAGCGGCGCTCAGGAGTCCTACGACAACTGCTTCGAAGAGGGTACGTCCGGCGGCATGGGCGCCATTCGGCTGCGCGCACGCTACGAGAACGAAGACGACGATGAGGACGACCGGCAGCGTATTGCGATCGAGCCAATCTATGAGGCCGACACTTGCGTGTTCTTCAGCCTGGACGGCAAGCGCTACGACAAGGCCGACGCCAAACGCTGCTATGTCCTGTCCTCGATGAGCCCCGGCGACTACATGGACGAATGGGGTGACGACCCGGCAAGCTGGCCCAAGGACATCACCCAGTCATACTTTGACTGGAACACGCCTGACGTGGTGTGGGTGGCCGAGGTGTACGAGATAGAGAAAACATCCGAGCTGGTTCACTTCTTCCGCGGCATTGCCCTGAACGACGACGAGGCCAACGAGCTCCAGGTGACTGACGAGGAGTTGGCCGAGGAAGGCAAGTTGGAGGAGTTGACCGCGACGGGCTTTCGCAGGGTGCGTGAGAAGCGAATCGAGCGCAAGCGGGTGCACAAGTACATCATGAACGGCAATCGGATCCTGTCGGACGAGGGCTATATCGTCGGCTGCTGTATCCCTGTCGTCCCGTTCTACGGCAAGCGCTGGTACGTCGACGGCATCGAGCGGATGCAAGGCCACGTGCGGCTGGCGCGTGATGCCCAGGTGCTCGACAACATGATCAAGTCGTGGCTAGCCGAGATGGCAGCGCGCTTCGACGTCGAAAAGCCCATCCTCACCCCCGAGCAGATCGCAGGTCACTCCACGATGTGGGCCGAAGACGCGATCCAAAAGTATCCCTACTTGCTCATCAATCCCATCTTAGACGCGACCAGCGGACAACCGATCATCTCAGGACCGGTCGCATACACGAAGGCGCCGAACATCCCGCCCGCAATGGCCGCACTGGCGCAGCTTGCACAGACCGCGCTCGAAGACATGCTCGGCAACCAGCAAGCCGGCGAGCAGCTGCAGCCGAACCAATCTGGCAAGGCCGTCGAGCTGATCCAGCAGCGCCTGGACATGCAGGTGTTCATCTACATCGACAACTTCAAGAAGACCGTCAAGCGCATGGGCGAAGTGTGGCAGTCGATGGCAAAGGAACTGTTGGTCGAGCCAGGGCGCAAGATGAAGACCATCAATCACTCCGATGAGACGGGCACGGTCGAGCTGCTGAAACCGATGGTGGACAAGCAGTCGGGCAAAGAGTACCTCGCTAACGACCTGAGCCAGGCGAAGTTTGAAGTGGTGCCGGACGTTGGCCCGTCGTCCAGCAGCCGGCGCGCCGCGACCGTACGTGGGCTGACGAACGTACTGGCAACCACCGACGATCCAGAAACGAAAACCGTCCTGACCGCCATGATCATGATGAACATGGAAGGCGAAGGGATGGCCGACGTGCGCGCGTTCTATCGCCGCAAGCTTCTCAAGATGGGCGTGATCCAGCCGACCAGGGAAGAGGCAAAGGAGCTAGCCGCCGAGGCCGCGAACGCACCGGCCGATCCGAACGCCACCTACCTCGAAGCCGCGGCGAAGAAGGCGCTGGCGGACGAGCAACTGGCAACGGCTAAGGTAGGCGAGACTCACGCCAAGACGCTGCAGACTCTGTCTGAGGTCGAATCCGGCAGGCAGGCCGATCTGATCGCACTGGCTGATGCACTGACGCCGGGGCCGATTCAGGACGCGCCTGCAGCAGCCACGCCACCGGCCGCGCCCGCGCAGCCTGCACAGCCCGGAGGTGCGCAATGACTGCCGCTCCGGTCGTCCAGATTGACGGCTGCGCAATGGCCGACAACACATTTCGAGACGGGGATCGAGTCTGGATCGTGGCCAACCTGATTGAGCGCGCTAAGGGTTTGGAGCCCTTCGATCTGCCCCTGGCGGCAATTCATGCCGGGTCGCGCGTATGGGATCCTGTCGATTCTGCATATGGGCTGGCCCGGCAGATGCGCCGCGTAATGAACGTGGACACATCTCACCCGATCATTCTGGATGAGCAAGGCTTCATCATGGACGGATGGCACCGCGTGGCCCGCGCCCTGCTAGAAGGGAAAGCGACCATCAAAGCGGTCCGTTTCGACAAAACCCCGCCGCACGACTACGAGAAACCTGCCTCAGCTTGACAATTAATTCTATCTATCGTAGTTGCAAATGCGATAGTTTCCTCCTATCATCCCTGCAATGGCATCCACCGGCCTTAACGGTGAGTCCAAAAACAGGGGGAACTGATGCAAACGGCAGAACAAGGTGGTGCACAAGCAGCGCAACCGCAACCGGGTGCTGAGGAAGACCAACACGTAGGCCAAGGCCAATCGACGGGCGAGACGCCCAATGATGACCAGCAGGCAGGCGGCGAAGGTTCCGGCAACCAGGCTGCAACGGGCGCGGCTACCGACGACGAGGAAGTCGTTATCACCATCGGCGACGAGGCTCCGCCGGCCTCAAACGAAGACGAGAACCAGCCCGCACCACAGTGGTTGAAGGACCTGCGCAAGGCAAACCGCGAGAAGGACAAGCAGATCCGCGAGCTGCAGCAGCAGCTGGCCGTGAAGGACGCCAAGGCAGCACCGAGCGCCATCACGGTCGGTGACAAGCCGACGCTCGAGGGCTGCGACTACGACTCCGACCGCTTCGAAACGGAACTGACCGCCTGGCACGAGCGGAAACGCCAAGCCGACGAGCAGGCCGCCAAGCAGCGCAAGGAGCAGGAAGACGCGCAGGCCGCGTGGCAGAGCAAATTGAACGCCTACAACACGGCGAAAGCCGCGCTGAAGGTGCCGGATTTCGAGGACGCCGAAGCTGTCGTGCTCGAAACGTTCAGCCAGACCCAGCAGGCGATCATCATCAACGGCGCGGAAAATCCTGAACGCGTGATGTACGCCCTGGGCAAGAACCCGGCCAAGGCCAAGGAACTCGCTTCGATCAAAGACCCCGTGAAGTACGCCTTTGCGGTTGCCAAACTGGAGACCCAATTGAAAGTTACGCCCCGCAAAGCTCCACCTGCGCCCGAGCGCGTCGTAAGCGGCACAGCCGCCGGCGCCACTGGCGTGGACTCCACTCTCGAACGCCTGGAAGCCGAGGCAGACCGGACTGGCGACCGTACCAAGCTGATCGCCTACCGCAAGTCGCTGGCCCAAAAGGCAAACAAAGGATAAATCATGGCAAACCAGTTCAGCAAAGAAGAACGGATCATGTTCGACAAAGTCGTCGAAGGCTTTGACGACGGTCTGGTCATCGCAAAGGCGGCTGAAAAGTACACACCGCTGTCGGATCAACAAATGGCACGCGTTGGCGACAAGGTGTGGATCCCGGCGCCGTACATCTCTGCCTCGTATGACGGTTTCGACCAGTCTGCGAACTTCGGCGATATGACCGAGTTGTCGGTTCCGATCAGCATCGGCTACCACAAGTCCTCGAACGGCAAGATGACCGCCAAGGACCTGCGCAACCCGAGCCAGTTGGAACGCTACGGCACGGCGGCTAAGCAGAAGCTGGCCAGCGACATCAACTACGCGCTGTTCCTGACCGCTGCAATCCAGGGCTCGCAGTTCATCAAGCGTACCAACGCACCAACCGGCTTTGACGACATCGCGCTTGCCGACGCCGTGCTCACCGAGCAAGGCGTGCCTCTCCATGACCGTAAGGCTTTCTTGGCTCCGCGCGTGTACAACGCGATGGCCGGCAACCTGGCCAAACCGATGACCTCGGGCGTGCGTGAGACCATGACGGCTTATGAAAAAGCCTTCGTCGGCGACGTAGCTGGTTTCGAGACCTTCAAGAACGACCAGTCGATCCGTTTGGCTGCTGCAGGCGGCGGGGTCACCACGGTCAATGGCGCCAATCAGTACCACGTGCCGAAGGCGACTTCGCAGGCGGCGGGTACCGGCGAGGAAGAGAACGTCGATAACCGCTACTCGGACCTGGTGATCACGGCAGCCGACTACGCCAGCATCAAGGCCGGTGACGCCTTCAACATCGCGGGCGTGAATTCCGTGCACATGATCACGAAGCAGGACACCGGCCAGTTGCAGACCTTCCGCGTGATCGGCAAACCGGCCGCGAACACCATCCGCATCGCTCCCGCGCTGGTATCCAACGGTGGCGGCACGAAGCCGGAAAAAGAGTACCAGAACGTGACCGCGACTCCGGCCAATGGCGCGGCAATCACTTGGCTGAACACCACGGCAGCGGAACTGAACCCGTTCTTCGTCAAAGGAAACCTGCTCCTGATCCCGGGCTCGTTCGCAGTCGAGGAGGAAGCCGGTTGGCTGTCGATGCGCGCCACCACCGACCTGGGCGTGGCGATCACCTACGTGCGCCAAGGGAACATCGATGACCTGAGCATGAAGTTCCGCTGGGATATCGACTTCGGCACTGCCCTGACCAACCCGCAGATGGGTGGCGCATTGGCCTTCAATCAGGCCTGATTCGAGTTCTCCTCCCCGCTCGGGCGTTCGCCTGGGCCTTCCCGGCCCGCCTCGTGCGGGCCTTTTTTCGAAAGGTGCTCTAAATGCAAAACGAGTTCCCCCGTATGCTGTACAAGGCTGGCGGCCACGAGCAAATCCACGGTGGCAGCTTCGCTTCCCTGATCGTCCGCAACGCTGACGAGCTCGAAGCAGCGCTGGCCGATGGCTGGTTCAAGACCACTCCGGAAGCGACGGACGCGGTAAAGCCAACCCCGGCACCGACTCCCGAACCCACTGCTGCCCCCACGCCTGCGCCGACTTCGGCCCCGGAAGACGAAACACCTCCTACCCGCGACGAGCTCAAGCAGAAAGCCGACGAACTGGGCCTGCAATACCCCGGCAACATCCCCACTGCCAAACTTGCCGAGATGGTCGAAGCAGCGCTGGCCGATGGCGACAAGCAGGAGGATTAACCGATGGCCTGGACGAAAGCACAACTCATCGAACAGGCGTACGGCGAGCTGGCACTAGCTGGTCATACATTCGACCTGGACGCCGACTCGCTGGAAAGCGCGCTTCGCCGCCTGGATACG